TGATTTCTATGAATCCAGGAAATTTTTTTCCTGGATTTTTTTGTTGCAAAAGTCGATACCTGTGCTATACTAAATACCTAGTAACATTAATTAGTTATGCCCAAGTTAGAAGGAGAGCAGCTACTCAAATTAAGAGAGCATACTCTCATGTTATTGATGAAAAATTTTCCAAAGCATCGCTCGAAATATATTTACGAGTGTGCTGATGATTGGTGTAATAAACAAGTGACTACTAATGGAATAGTATCTTACTTCAAGGCATACTATGGCAAATATGAAGGACAAGAAGGCAGCAAAGAAAATTATCAAGAGAGCAAAACATAATCCAAGTCTTTATAGCAAAGATGAGGTAAAGTATGCTAAAATATACTTGAAACGTCACAAGCGTGAAAATAAACAACATGAACGTGAAATTAGTGAGCGTGACTCCAGACGCAGAGAAGCACATGGGTTACGTGGCGAGGGTGAGCAACCCAAAGAATCAAGACAATCCAAACGTCGCTGGTTTACTAAGTTATTGTATCAAGCACGGTCATTGGTCCGTTTTTGAACAAGCATTTATGACTGTGGAAATCGAGACCACTCGTGGCCTCGCAGCACAGATACTAAGACATAGATCATTTACATTCCAAGAGTTTAGTCAAAGATATGCTGATGTTAACTGGTTGAAGATGGGGATACCTGTACCAGAACTTCGCAGTCAGGATGATAAGAATCGTCAGAATAGTATAGATGACATACCAGAAGAACAACAGAAGAGGCTCAAGAACCAGATCTCTAGGCATTTCTATGAAGCGATGGACTTATACAATGAACTTATACGTGAGGGCATTGCGAAGGAGTGTGCGAGATTTGTTCTCCCATTAGCATCACCAACCAGAATATACATGACTGGTAGTGTAAGATCATGGGTACATTACGTAGACCTACGCACTGGACACGGTACTCAGAAGGAGCACATGGATATTGCTAATGAGTGTAAAGATATACTTATAGAACAGTTCCCTGTTTGTGCTAAAGCATTGGAGTGGGTATGACATTAATATTTTGGTTCGGATTCTTTGTGATGGCCTTTAATGAGGGGTTTGTTATTCTGAGACATCAATCTAAATTCTTTTCTCAGTTGAGGGATGAAATCATTAAAGATTTTGGTGATGGGTGGAAGAAATTCCACTCAACATTAGATTGGGTCTGGGTTGCTGGAGTTATTCTAGGACTCATACTAGCAGGTGATCAGAGATGGGCAGACATCACAGCTCTTGTCACATTCTGGGGTTGTGTGCTAGTATTCGTTTACATACCCAAGTGGGTGGGATAAGCGGAAACCTTAGCGTAAATCTAAATATTATTAATACTCTATACAATTATGCCAACATACCCAGTAAAAAATAAAGATACTGGAGAGACTAAAGAACTCTCCATGACAATGGCTGCTTATGATGAGTGGCGTAAGGAGAATCCTGATTGGGATAAGGATTGGATGGCAGGAGTCGGAAACTATTCTACTGAAGTAGGTGACTGGCAATCCAAGATGACTAAGACTCATCCAGGTTGGACAGACATCATGAAGAATAAAATACTACCTAAAGCACCAACTAATACATCTATTGCGGAGAAGTGGGGTTAATATGCCAGTAAAAAAGAAAGTAACTAAAGCACCAGGAGCAGGTATGACTGCCAAGCAAAAGAAAAGACGCAAGCCAATCAGTCAGGAAGGAATGTTTTCTGTTGAGCCACTCACTGATAATCAAAAGATTTTCTTTGAAGAGTGGGATAAAGGTCAGATGATCTATGCTTATGGTGTAGCAGGTACAGGTAAGACATTCATTGCGTTGTATAAAGCATTGCAGGATGTGTTGGGAGATAACACTCCTTACGAAAAGATCTACCTTGTACGCTCTCTCGTACCCTCTAGAGAGATTGGATTCTTACCTGGTGATGCTGATGATAAGTCATTCTTGTATCAAGTACCATATAAGAAGATGGTGCAGAGTATGTTTAGTATGCCAGATGATAATGCATATGAAATGTTATATCATAACTTGAAGTCACAGGATACTATTTCATTCTGGTCTACTAGTTTTATACGTGGTACTACCTTTGATAATGCTATCATTATTATTGATGAGTGTCAGAACTTGAATTTTCACGAGTTAGATAGTATAATAACAAGAGTTGGACAAGATAGTAAGATCATATTCTGTGGAGACCAAGCTCAAACTGATCTAGTTAAGACCAATGAGCGCACTGGTATCCTAGACTTCCAAAAGATCATTGGATCTATGGAAGAGTTTTCTCTTGTCGAATTTGGCATAGAAGACATCGTTCGATCTGGTCTAGTTAAATCATATCTTATTAGTAAAATCAATGCTGGCCTATGAAATTTAATCATGTAGAGGGGGTGACCCCTATTGAAATGTCAGCAACTATAGTCAACCACAAGCGTGTATACGTTACACCAGATGGAGACAAGTTCCCATCAGTTACTACTGTCATTAGCAACAATGCTAAGAAGATGGCAGGTATTGCTAAGTGGAGGGAACGTGTTGGTATTGAGGAAGCGAATCGAGTATCCGCAAGATCAACCAAGAGAGGTACGACCTATCACTCTATAGTTGAGGACTACTTTAACAATCGGTTAGAGATAGAAAAGTACAAAGATTCTCCGCTTCCCACTGTTATGTTCTATCAATCAGTGGATACTCTGAACAGGATAAATAATATTTACTTGCAGGAGGCCGCTCTTTACTCTAAACATCTAGAGTTAGCAGGAAGAGTTGATTGTATCGCAGAGTTTGATGGAGAGTTATCTATCATAGATTTTAAGACATCTGCTACACCTAAGCGAGAAGAATATCTAACTGATTACTTCGTGCAAGAAACTGCTTACGCATGTATGCTCCAAGAGCAATATGATGTGAGCGTTAAAAAAATAGTGACCATCGTTGCTTGTGAGAATGGGGAAACTCAGGTGAAAGTACTTCCACCTAAGAAAGAATACTTCATCACATTAATGGGTTACATCCACGAATACCAGGAACGTTATGGACAAAAAACAATTACTTGAGGATAAATTTATGACTGCTGCGAAATTCTCGCAGGAGGTGGAGAAAATTGCAATACATAATTGTGATATGAATTATATTGATTCGGTTATCCACTACTGTGAAATGAATGAGATTGAGTTAGATAGTGTTACTAAATTAATAAGTAAACCACTTAAAGAAAAGTTGCGCCACGAGGCACAAGAACTTAACTTCATGAAGAAAACCTCTAGAGCAAAGTTGATGCTAGTATGACAAGTAAATTTTTCCAATCAGAATTAGTCCGTGGTGACATTCAAGAGATGGTAGAACTTCAGCAGTTCTGTTTCAGATCTGCTATGAATTTTATGCTGCTTGATTATGATAGAAAGTTGGAATACTTTGAGGCGTTAGAAAGATTGATAGAGAAACAGCAAGTTTTTTATGCTCGTATTGAATTGAGTGATGATCCAGAAGCAAAGTCAGTTAAGGAGACCATGAAGCAGGGGATTATTATGTTGGGTGCTACTCCTACCACGAGGATGCAGGACATGTTTACTGAACTCCTAGAGAAGGTTCATGGGTTCAAGGAGAAGTTGGTAGAGGAAGGAAAGTAAAGTAAATCGAAAGATATTATAAAGGAACGTCATTTTGTGTGAATTCTATGATAAATTATTATGAGCAATTCAAAACAAATAAATGAGTGGAGACGGACACCCAAAAGACCAACCGTTGATCTTCTATAGTAAGGAGATGACGATAGCAAAGCAGATACTAATGACCCACGGTGAACCTAAGACCATAGAAACAAATGGCGTGACGGTTCAACCAAGATGGAGAACTGGTAGTCCAATGCAAGGTTAAAATTCATATGATTAAGGGGTTGACAAGCCCCTTTTTTCATGCTATAAATAATATATCGGCGTAATTAACCGATACGGGAGTGACTGAATAAACTTGCTGGCATAAGGCTAGTTAAGGTGATGAGACAC